TGAAAAGAGAGTTATTGATGGCTTTTATGACTATGGCGACAATGAAACTGAAATGGAAAAAAGGCTTTACACTCCTGAGTCTTCCATGATTGTTGAGACCAAAACCTATATTTCGATAATGGATTACCCTAATGACAAAAACAAGAAAAGAAATGATCTTAAGATGTACTTTAAAACGCTCTTTGATGAATTTGATTATCTAACAACAGCTTGGAAGCATGTTCTCAAAGAGAGGGTTTTTGAAAAACTAGGCATAAAAATTGAAGGTTTATCTAAGAGAAACAGAGTTTCAAAATCATTTGAGCAACAAAAAAGAGTGAGAGCAAAATTTGAGTTAAAAACCTTTTATTTGAATGACATCAAAATTGATGTTGATCCTGATCATGTCTCTTATGTAAAAAAATACAATGCAGAAAAAATATTGCATTTCCTCTCTTTAAGCAGGGATTATCACATACTTAGATTCAAAGCTAGGATTAGTCAATCTATATGCTATAATAGAAAGCCTGAAAAATGCTTTAGAGTGAATCATTGGATATTTAAGAACATATATGCTCTTGTTAAAATCAAAGGTTTAGTTTTTGAGAAAGATAAGGGTGTAGTTTATGTCTCTTACTTTCAAGACCAACATTTATATCGAACAGAAAAATGGAGGCTTTCTGATATAGAGAACTTTTCAATAGGTCACCACAGATTAGTCTGTATTTTGACGTCATTGTATCTGTCTATCAAAGAACCACCAACCATGTTGATGATGGTCATCTATTCAAGAATCATAAATGAAAATTCCTGGGGATTATCACTGTTTTTAAAAGCATATAGATATTTTTCATCATCTATATGCATGTCTTCTGATGATGTTAGTGGATCATTGGCAAAAATGATTAAGGAAATAAACAATTCTGTTAAGAACAAGCTTAGCTTCAGATTAATCATAGATGAAATATATAAGAAAGCAAAAAAGAAAAATATACAAAAAGGCAAAACTCCATTGTTTAATCTAGATTTCAATAATATAGGTTGGGAATGCTTCTTGATGAATCTCTGTCCATCTGACACATATGGAAAATTGAGGCATCTTAACAAAACCATAAGTGAGCTAGCTGATGAGATAGACCTATTCGATAACAACTTTGGTCACATAAAGGAGTTGTACAGCGATTTTGATAGGATAATCTCAATCTCTAAGTCAAAAAAAGTAGGTGTGAATGACCTTAAGGACGAGCTCAATAATCACTTAAAGCTAATCAACCGACTATCAGAGAATACTGACCAAAGATTTACCTTTTCTCCTTTTTCCCTGTTGCTCATCTCTGATATGATTCCTAATAATATATCCTTTTCAAGCACACAAGGATCTGTTCCATCCCTTTCAGAACTAATGACAGCTAAGGGTAGTACAGATTCCGAAACTTCTAAGCCTTGTACAGCTTTTGAATCAATCAGCAACTTGGCGGTTAGATCAAATTCAACAAGTACCTCATTGATTGGATTAAATCTCTTAATTAATCTAAAAGATAGAAAGAGGAAGATAGATTTAACTATGAGAATGTTTGATAAAGATCAAATAGGTGGTGACAGAGAAATATCAATCATGTCAAATGAGATGAGAATTCTTCAAGTCATCACTGAAAAATTTATGGTCAAAGTAGCTCAGCTAACAGGTGTAGATAAAC